CAATGGCGCAGAAGGTTTCCAATTCAGCACGCTCGTCGTCTCCCCAACCAATCAGTTCTGCAACACACGACTTGAGTCGTTCGTCCTTGAGCTTTGCAATGGTGGTGGCCGTGTATTCCAGATCCTCTCGGGTGAGGTTGTTGCGCTCCTGAAGCAGCGATCGACACCGTTCAGTCCAGAACATGATCACACCTTCCTTGAACTCCGGTGCGCTCAGTTGCTTGGCGAGGTCTTTTCCAGGAGCGCGCATTTCAAACTCCAAGTTGATCGAAAAATTTGTCCTTCTGCAACACCTCGAACACGGCCATGGCATCGTCCAGTGCGCGGTGTGTCTGCGCAAGAGGACGACCCATCACGTATTCATAAAGGTTGATGAGCCTTGGGCGCTTGCCCATCACAGGTGTGTATTCCTGAGCCGTGCAGATGATCTCGGTTGGCCAAGGGAAGCCGGTTCTGCCGCACCGCTTCAGCTCGTTGGTGAGCATGCCAACGTCGAACGGCGCATTGTGGGCGATGCCGATGTCGGAGCCGCCGAAGACCTCTTCGATCTCAGCCAGCAGCTGGCGGAACAACGGCTTGCCTTGCAGGTCTTCATTGGTGATGCCTGTTATCTTGGTGATCTCGGCGCTGATCTCGCATTCCGGGTAGATGAGCCAGTTGTGTTCTCCAGCCAGCTTTCCGTCCTCAACGACGATCACGCCAAGTTCGATGATGCGTGGTTGCTTCTCCAACGGCGCAGAAGACGGCAGCAGCAGGCCTGTTGTTTCACAATCGAATATAACAGATTTCATTTGGAACTCCTGATTGTGATTTCACAAAATTCACGGCCTTGTTTCTTTGCCCAGACCGTTGCCTTAGAAATGGAAGACCTGATTCTGTGAATTATTGAAGAAGGAGCAATTTCACCTCCTGGCGTCATGTTGTAACCACCAGGAGTCATAGTTCCGAAAGCCTGTATCGCCTTTTGTTCAGCAACCCGAAGGTCTTTGTTCTCAACCACAGCGAGAACAATCAATTGCGGCCCACCATGCTTGCGCCATGCCTTGTGGACAAGACATTTGCTTCCGCGTTTGATTGCGCTTCCTTTGTGGTCTCTGAATCTAAGCTCTGGTGTCGATTCGGTTATTCCGATATACGACTTTCCGCTGCTAAACTCCAAGCGATACAGGAATCCCACCAAATTACTCCTGATCGATCCGAACAATGAATTTGAGGTCTACACCTAGAATCGCCTTGGTGTCGAAAATGCAATAATTGTACTTCCGCTTGCCTGCAATGGCCGGGTTGGTGTGCGAGTCGGTGAAGACCTCCTGCGCCACAGCGATGTTGCGCTCAGCGAAGAATGCACGCCACTTGGTGAGTTCTTCTGCGGAGCAATGCATGCCGAGGTGCGAGACTGCGTTGCGACCGCGCAGCGTGTCGTCCATCCAGTTGTCGCCCTTGGTGTAATCCAACACCTCGAATTCCTTGCCGGCAAAGATGTCGTAGTTGAAGCTGAGATCAGCCTCGTTGGTGCCGGGACGACCGAAGACATTGCCGGTGGCGACAACGTGATCTTCAACCCAATTGGCTGCGCCGATCTCGGACAACAGCTTCTTGGCGGCAACCGGGTCTTTCGGGCAAATTGCGATCTGTTCGATGACGAATTTCATTGTTGTTTCCTTTCATTTGTTGGATAAATCAAAGGCCGTACTGCAGGTCGCAGCCGGTAAGGAACTTGTGGTGGTCTTTGTCTTGCAGCAGAAACGCGATGAACTCAGCAACCTGCTTCGGATCAGTCTCTTCCCCAGCCAACAACCCGGCAAGCTGGTAGCGCCGGGCCTCTTCCATCGTCCAGCCACGAGTGCGAACCACTTCGGCGTCGATCTGGCGGCTCATCTCGGTGTCGCGCAGCTTGTTGGGGCTGACGGAGAAGACTGTGATCCCCCAACGCTTGGTTAGCTCGCGAGCCATCTGCTTGGTCATGATGAGTGCGGCACCCTTGGATGCGTTGTAGCAGATCGACGAGGTCATCGGCATGTGCGCCGCATTGCTCACGATATTGAGGATGGTGCCTTTGCTCTTGATCAGCAGCGGCAAGCAAGCCTGCGACATCTTCATAATGCCTTTGGCATTAACGCCAACGACGCGATCCCAAAGGTCGTCGCTCACGTCTTCCAGCATGTCGATGCCATTGACACCAGCGCAGTTGATCAGGACGTCCAACTCGTCGATCCCTTCGATGTTTGGATTGAGAACGTCCAGGCCGTCCTTGATGTCGTACTCGAAAACGGTGTGGCCTTCGTTTCTCAATTCTGCAACCAGCGCAGCGCCAAGACCAGAGCCGGAACCAGTCACCAGAATGTTGCTCATGCTTTGTCTCCTTGTTGTTCAATAAGGATTGCTTCGATCATGGCGCTGTAGACACCGTCATCGTGGATGCTGTCTTGGTGCGTCAGGTTGCTGATTGCGAAACGGGAAAGCTTCACCAACTTCAGCTCGAACAGATGAAACTGGTCGCTGTGCAGCACTTCCTTCGGCACGCCATCGGGGAAGAGAACGGCCATCAACTTGCCGACCATACGGAAGTTGTCGCCATAGACCGCGTTGCGTTGGCGGAAGGTGTCGGCCATCTCGTCCAGGATCATCCCGGCGTCCTTCTTGAAGCTGCCCACAGGCTTGGCGAACCGCTTCTGAACCGGGCCTCCGTTGAAGTCTTCTTCGTTGCTCATTGTTGCTCCTCAGTTGATAATGTTGGAAGGCTTGGTGTAGGCGCAGGTGTCGTGGATCTTGCGCACCTCAGCGTTGATGCCCAGCTTGCGGTACATCTCGACAACATCTTCGCGGTCGTCGTAGGCGCAGGCGATGCTGCCGGGATTCACCCCATAGTCATTGACCAGCGCATTCAAGAACATGCGCTTGAGCTCCTTGCTGTGGGTGTGGTTGTTGTTCGGACGCATGAAGAGAGCCTTGAAATTCACGCCGTTGCGACGCAGCCATTCAGCCGTCGGCGCTTCATAGAAGCGGGGACGCGCAGTGAAGATCACAATGTCGTGCGGCACAAGTGCGTTGCACAAGTCGGTGTTGCCGATCTCGTCGAACGGAGCCAGACCGTGGTAGGTGTGGTAGCGAGCCGTCGGATTTTCTTGCTTCCAGTCGATCGACGGAATGCGCCACTCGTCGTTGGCGATGCAGTTGTCCAGATCCAAAATGATGATGCTCATGCTGCTTCCTCCTTGGGTTCATCGCGGACAACTGCAACAATCTGCGGAATGTGCGAATAGTCACATTTGACTTTGTTGAACGGCCTGTCGCCGGTCTGCACGATGCGGTTGGCGTGCTCTAGAATGGTCTCCTCAACTTCTTCTCTGGTGAATTCGACCTTCATTTGAATCTCCTTGTTTTTGCAACCTCTCTTGCTTTGGCTGCGCTGATTCGAAGCTTTGCAATGTGCTCAGGCGACTTCTTGTGAGCCTTTGCGGACGCCGACATCTTGGCTCTCGTTTCATCAGACGCCTTCTTTCCTTTGAGCGCTGCAGAAAGACCGGGCCTTGGCTTTCCGCGTTGAGCGGCACTGAGAGAAGCCTTGTGGTTGTCGGACAACGGAACACCCGTCTTTGCTGCAGAAACTTTTGCAGCGACATGAGGAAGAATCATCGGGCTTGTGTCTCCTCCTTCGGTCACATTATAGCCGTTAGGAGCGAGCGTGTTGAACACCTTAATGGCGCGCATCTCGGTCTCTGCCAAGTCGCAGTCTTCAACGACAGCAAGAACCGTCAGAACCGGCTCACCGTGTTTGCGCCATGCGCGATACATCGCAGTGTCGCCGCCTTTGGTTGAACGACAACGAGCGCGGTGACCTTGGAACCGTTCTTCTGCCGATCTCGTCGTGATACCGATGTACGACTTGCCATTAGCGAAGTCAAGTTTGTAAAGTTGGCCCATGTTCAAGCTCCTTTACGAAGACGATCAACAATTTTCAGTAGCTCGCCTTTCTTCAACAGGTTGCCGCCGTACTCACGCTCGGCGAAGGCTTCGATCTCGGCGAAATAGTCGCGGCCTTGCGGGAAAAGAAACTTCTCTGCCCAAGGGTGAACGGCCAGCACCTCATCCGCCATGGCATTGACGACCTTCTGGTATTCAGACTGGGTGCGCCCTCCGGTGCGGCTCTTGACCAGATCGACGAATGTGCGGAGGTTGAACTTGCAGACAATGTTGGTGGCGATGTTGGTGGGCAGAATGCCACGTGCGTCCTCAGCCGGGATGCCCAATTTGATGATGTTGTTGTAGGCCAGCTTGATTGCCTTGAGCGCAGCGTCAATTTGCGCCTTGGCGTCGGGATTCTCGGCGATGCGGTCGGTGTACACGTAGTCGAACTCGCCCATGTTCAGC